TGCACTGCCTTGATTCCACCACCTCTCAACAAAGTATAAAGTAAAGAACCACCATAACTTCCCAATATACCACCAACAAGTGTACCAAGAACAGGAATAGGTATAAGAGTTCCTACAACTTCACCAATACCAGTGCCAAGTGCTTTAAAGATTGCCTCTTCTGCACTTACTTCTGGATCTAATAAGTTTACAGCAAGTTCAATTGCTGGACCAAGAATTGGTATCTTGATCTTGCTAAGTGGACCTTTTAATTTTTTAAGGAAAGGTGCGGCACCTGCTGCCTCCTGAGCTGTTTTTTCTCCTAAGAATTTTCTAAGGAAGGGACTTATCTTACCTTTGACAGCAATTGCTAAGTCTTTTCCTTTTGTTATTCCTGTAGTTACAACTCTTTTGCCTGTTTTCAAAGCAGGTGCTATTGGTGTGACAAATGCTTTCTTTAAAAATCTGCCACCACCTGCAAGAGCACCTCTTAATTTTTTAAGTGGTGCTGTATTTTTTAGGAACTTAAATAAATCTTTTGCTGCTTGTACACCTTTTTTTAATCCACTACCTACTGCTCTAGCTAAATCTTTTATTCTTTTGATTGCAGCAACACCTAAATCAAATAAAGCATTACCAATTCTTCTAAGTCCATTACCAATGACAGATCCACCTTTCTTTAATAAGTTACCAAACAATTTAAAGAAACCCTTTAAACCATTCTTGATAAGATTGATAGGAGCTTTAAGAACAGATTTAAAAAAGAGTAATATTTTTGAACCACCAAGTTTGAATGCCTGGAGCACTGCTCTTAAAGATGCAAATAAAATATAAGCATTTTCCTTAACAAAGTTTAAAGCATCAACTATTTTTTTAAAGCTCTTTAACAAGAACAAAAGAAGACCACCAAGCAATATATTCTTGATGAAATCCATGATATTGAATGCTTTTCCAATACCACTGAGAACACCAGAAGCAGAATCAAGAGCCCTCTTACTACCCTCAAGAAGTTTTTCTCTTCTCCTTCTTCTAAGTCTTGCTAACGCTGCCTTTCTTCTCTTCCTTCTTTCTAGTTCTTCTTTATATTGGCCTTTAAGAGCATCATCAATTGATCCTGATATCTTAGCAATATTCTTAATCTTAATATTAATTTTCTCAAAACCAATCTTACTTCCCTCTGTTTGCAGTTTAGGGTCTTTAACTTTAATTGGTGGTGATTTAATAATAGCACTTACACCACCACCTTCAAGCACCTTTACAAGAGCACCACCTTTTTTACCTCCACCACCAGATGATTCTACTCTTTCCTTACCTTTTTTCTTTCTATTCTTAATAAAGTCGTTTGCTTTACTTTTAATTTTATCCTTGGCAGTATTTTTTAATGTATTAGTGGCAGCCTTCCTGGCACCCTGTGCTAATAAACCTTTTGCTAATCCAGATAGAAATATTGCCATATTATACTACCAGACTATAGATTGATTTAATAATAAGGGTCTCAGTATTCATAGAATCAGTAGAGGAAAAGTTAGGCACTGTATTCTGACCACCACCACCAGATGCAGATGATGTTGGCGTTGCATTAGCAGGAACTTTTGGTTTTGAATCCTGTATAATAGTATTACTACTAGCTTTTGGTCTTGGACCAGGTGCTTCTCTTCTTGGTTTAGGTTTTACAGTTGGAGAAGTAACAGGTGCAGAACCTGTCTCAACTGGTGACTTAATCAATGATCCTAATTGAACTTGTGCTGTCTCATATTTTCTTAATTGATGTTGAATATTTTCAGTGACATTTATACCCTCAACATTAGTTCCAACAGATGCACTTAGAACTCTTGATCTCTGTCCCTCAGTCATACTGTCAAAGACAGATTTATTGACATCAGATACTCCCTCAAGTTTTACCTTTGGAGTTGTTGATGACATCAAATCCTGATCAGGTGAAGCAGTTGAACTACCAAGAAATTGTTTAATCTTGGATCTCATTGCATCGCCACCAGTAGATTTAACCTGCTGAGTGGAGAAGAATCCACCTGGATGATTATATGGTCCAGGAGTAAGTGAATCTAAATCCCATCTTTGCACAGGAGAACTTAACTTACCATCTCTTACACCCTTCCTCTCAATCTCACCATGAGTGAATACATTTTTGTCAACATCAGAAGCAGTCTGACCATATGATTTCATTAATGCTGCTGCTTCTTTTGCCATAGCATTTGTTTGAGCATTGGTCAATGGATTTTCCTTCCATCCTCTAGTATCACTATAATAACTTTTAGTCATTCCCTTATGACCCATTGCAGCAGCAGCAATTGCTATTGAATTACCATTATATCCACCAGTGCCTTCATTATTATCAACACCATATGATGCTGTTCTCATTGGTTTACCACTACCATCAAAGACTTGATGATATGGACCAACATTTTGGTTGTGATACCCTCCAGTCCAATGGAAGAATATCTTTCTTTTCTTAGCATTTGGTGGATTACCTGCTGTTCCTCCTACCAATCCACCACCTGAAAATCCTTGTATTCCTTTATTATCTCTTGGTTTATTTGTGCCACCACCTTCAGCGTTCATAGCAAGTAGATTGTCAGCACCATACTTACTTACAGCACTTTTGCTCATAACAATCTCACCAGGTTGTGCAGCAATTAATTGTGTATCTGCACCTGCACCTGTGATATTAATACTATTATTTGTTACCTGTCCACCACCAGAAAATTGTTGAACAGGTGGTGCTTGCTCTTGATTCTCTGGTCTTATCTTAAATGGATCATACATTGGAATCTCAGGGATCTTAGGTATTTCCAATGCTGGTGATTCATCTGGTATATTTTCTAATGGATCAGCACCAAAAAGACCTAAGACATCATTAATTCTATCCTCAATAAAATTAAGTGATGCATGAATTGGACTTAGAATAAAATTATTGATTGGACCAAATACAAATTTATTGAATCCATCTATAAATCCATTGATTCCTCTAATGATACCATTGAAAAATCCTAAGACATTATTCAATGCATCAACAAAAGGTTGAAGCATTTTCTTTGGATCTTTCAATACATTCAATAAGAATGAGAGAGCACCACCAAGTAAGACATTTTTAAAGAAGTCCATCAACATATCAAAGATTCCTTTGACAGGTTTGACTGCTTTCTTTCCTAAATTTTTATCATCAATCTTACCTTTACTCTCTAATACATTTTCTCTGTTTAATCTTCTTTCTTTTGCTTCTAATCTATCTTCTTCTCTTTCTTCTTTCTTATCAATTAAAGCCTGCTGTTTCAAAGTTCCAAGGATACTCTCCATTGTACTTTCAAGAGAATCAAGATTTGGAACTATGTTTTCCAATCCTTTAGAAACTTGTTCTTTGAACTCCTGGTCATCTTCTCCACCACCCAATGGTGACTGTGCAGTAGGAAGAATCAACATCTGAGGTTTGACACTCTGTGATGGTGCTGATCCAGCTGTAGCAGTTACCTTTGTTGATTCTAAAAATTTAGTATTTATTCTCTCTGATTTTTTTCTTGTTTGCTCTGTTTTTTTAACAAACTTCTTTGCATCTATTTTCTTTTTCCTCTGCCCCTCAGGGACTTTAAACTTTCTTATTCTAAGAAACTCATTGGTAAGATAAGAGATGTCACCACTATCCATTTTACTGCCACCCATTCTAGCAGCAGCAATTTTCTCTCTGAGTAATGTTCTGTATGTTTCAAAGTCTATATCACTGGCATCTTCTACACCAAGATATGTGCGCAAAATACCCTCATTAATTTCTTTATCCAAATTAGATGGGGTAGTTGTTGCCATTACTTACTCTTTGCCCTTTCCTCTTCTTCTTTAAGATGTTGCTCAAGTAAAATGGTATAAACTTCCCTCTCCCAAGGGATCATATTTTCAATCTCAGTCAATGAGTATTTATGGTACTGCATCAAGGCAAAATTCAGTTTATAGTATGACATCATATCCATATGTGCCATGCCTATGCGAAAAAACTTGAGAGTCCCTCCAATGTGACTTTATTCTTTTTCTTGGTCTTTGGATTCTTTACATCAATGGTATGAGAAAGTTTTGGCATTGTGCTAAAGAACTTCTCAATCTCTTTGAACTGAGTAGAATTCAATTGCTCAAGAAATTCTCTTACCTCCTGAGGACTTACATCACCAGTGGACCACACTTCTTCTGCACTATAGATCTTATCAATACAGGTTCCAATAAGGTCAAATGATTGATCCAAGTCAGGACTTTCAAATTCAAAGTTGTTTCTAATGAACTGATCAAGAGAAGGATACCTCATATCCATTTGATATTGATCGTCAAGTTTTACAGTCTTGGTGTGATTTTCATTTGTGACAACTTTAATATCATCCAGATTGATTGATACCTTTACCTCAGTCTCACCATCATCTGGACAGATGATATTTACATCTACTACTTCTCCTACAGATTTACCTCTGATATTTAAGAAGAGATATTCAATATCAAATGTTGGCAACTGATCAACCTTGACATCCTTTGTCAAAATACAATCAGTAATGACTGCTTTAATTGCTGATGTAATTTGCTGTGAGTCTTCTGACTCAAGAGCAATTACAAGTAGTTTTTCTTCCTTTACAAGGAAGGGTCTATAATTAATTGTTTTTCCTGATGAAGGCAAATCCAACTCAAATGTTGGTGTTACAATTTTTGGTAAAGGCATAATATCCTATAAAAAAATCAGTGTGAATATTTAGGCAATGTTTGATAGTTAATTAAGACTATCTCTAACTCCACTAAAAGTATAAGGTTCAGTTACATATCTGACAAATGAAAAGTTCACTGTCAGTCTAAGAAGATCAGTTGGTCCATAACTAATTTCCATAGCATCCATTGAGATTGGAAATCCCTCAATCATAGTGTACTTTATACTTTGACGCTCTGAGACATTCTTTTCAAATTTAAACAACTCAATTACATTTTTTTGTCTATAACCACCATCACCATCAGGATAGTTCATTCTAAATCCATTCCTGAAGTTCTTATAGTCATTATTGTCACCTCTTTCACTAATTTCTTTACCAGAAATATAGTCCATCCATCCTTCAAAGAAATGTAGAGTTTTATATTCAGGATCAACAATCATTGACACTGCCATTTGTTCATCATACATTCTTCTGTATGCCATCTTCTCACTGACACCCATGAAGTCAGACTTCACATCATGTGTGGCAAATGAAGAACCAGGTAGTTTGGCATCAATACATGAAAGATTAATTCTTTCTTTTAAATTTGTCCCCTTGATTCCAACTTTTTTCTTTTGTTCAATATAACTTATTACAGGTCCAGGCAAATTAATAGACAGATGGTAATTTGAAGTTGTTGCTGAATGCATCAACTTTGTAATTAACTCCTCTGTTCTAAATTTTCTTATTCTTGCGCCAGAATCAGTGGCCATCTATAAATAAACTTAATTACTATTACTATGTAGACAGGAAGTGGGAAAAAGTATAAAGACAAAATATAAACCCACCAACCCCAACAAGTATATGGGGAACCCTGACAATATAGTTTGTAGAAGTTCTTGGGAGAGAAGATTTTGTAAAGAGTGTGATACTAATCCTAGTATCAAAAAGTGGGCAAGTGAAGAGTTTTCAATCCCATATGTATCACCTACTGATGGCAAGGTCCATAGATACTATCCAGACTTCTTGATTGAAAAGACAGATGGAAAGAGATATATTATAGAAATCAAACCTGACCATCAAACAAGACCACCTGAAAAGAAAAGTAGAGTCACAAAATCATACTTGTATGAATGTGCAACTTTTGAGATAAATAAAGCCAAGTGGAAAGCAGCATCTGAGTTTGCCAAAGATAATGGTATTGAGTTTCAGATAATGACGGAGAATCAAATCTTCCCAGAAAAACATTATACTAGGAAGAATTATGGATCAAGAGGAGTATCTAGAAAGCGCAGAAAATAGATTAGAATATATTGTAGATGATATCATCAACAAGTCAACTGCTGATGATAGAATGATATCTCTTCTTGAGGTGCTGACAGAGACAGAAGTTGTTCCTGATGTTGGTAGATACTACACCTTTGTGTATCAACCAAAGACACCAAGAATTAAGTATGATCAAAACCCACTGATTGCTTGTGTATCAGTAGATAGATGGGGATTTAGGGGATTGAATTATCATTGGGGTAAGTTTAGAAACTATACATGGAATGAAATTATTGGTAACTTGCATGTAGTTTATCCTCTTGAATTAAGAGATGCAAGATCTATTCCAACTCAACATTTCCTAATAAATACTTAAATGCAAGGATGATCAATGCCATCTACTAATAACAACACTAATTGGAAGAAGAAGAGTGGTACTCTGTATGAGCAGGAACTGCGCTTATTCAAGTATGATGATCCTGATAATTCAATTGATAAAAAGAAAGGCAATGTAATTGTAAGAACAGATATAAAAACTGGCGAAGTTCAATATTTGGAAAAAACAATCACTGGAGTTGGTCAAGGTAGAAGAACAACAGAGACCTTGATGCGCACAGTTAAATCTGATGGATCAGAAACACATAACTCACCAACACTGAATGCAAAATATTTTGGTGCTGGCAATCCAGATGGTGCTCAAGGTCAAGAGGAAAGAATAACTAAGCAGACAAGATTTGACGTTTTGTCTCTTGCAAAACAAACACTTCCTGATAATGAATACCAAGGATTACGAGAAAGTGAGGAATATAAATCAACTG